TATATGGGATCAGGATCTTGGAGCTAAGTCTATTGGCGAACCAACTGCTGTAGAAAAAGTTGTAGGTATTGGTGTTGGTAATTATAAGAGACTTACTATTGACTACAATTTAGTTGATGGTGTAAAAAATGGTCCATTCTTAATTTTAGATGTAGAAGATTATACAGTACAAAGTATTGAATCAGAAGATTCTTTATACGTATTCTTAGATGGTGTTCTACAAAGAAAAGGATACTCATATACTATAGCTGGTCCAAATATCTTCTTCAATATTCCTATTACAAAGGAAATGAAGATTGATATGAGATATCTCTATGGAAGAGATGTTGGTCAGGTTCTTAATGTTTATGATTTTGCACCAGACACATATTTTTCACAAGGTTCATTCTCTTTTGATTCTACTGAATTAACTCCTTTCTTAAAGTATGATTGGATGGGTGATGCTGTTGGATCTGCAATTCAAGTTTGGCAACAAAGAGCAAATGGGACATATAATGTTATTGGTGAAATTACCAATCCAGTAGTTACTGGAAATACTATAGTGTTTGATCTTAAGGGTCAGAATGGTGCTATTGAAAGTGGTTTAGATTATACTTTTGTACCAAAAAAATACTATGATAGAACATTTGTAATTACAGATGCTAATATTTCTAATGCAACTCTATCATATGTAAAAGATGCGGATGGAAGGAAAATTCTTAAGACTGATGATGGTATCTGGTCTGGAAGTAACTATGGAATAACATATAAAAAACCATTTGTATCTTTATCAAATGGAGATAGTATTCGTGTAGATGGTGAAGAAGGATTCCGTAGTATTAAAAAATTACCCACAGAAGCTACTAGTAAAGATGGAAGACCTAATGAACAAACATCTGATGACATTTTTGGTACAGTCTCAGTTGAGTCTTATACTGGAATTACTAGAGGTGAAGGTCTTTCTGTAATTGCTACTATTGAATCTGGAAGTATTACAAAGTTAACTTGGAACCAACGTAGTTATGATCCAATTACACAACCAACTGCATACCAATACTTTACACCTCCTGTACTTAAGTTTGAAACATTAGATGGTAATGGTGGTGGTGCAAGAGCAAATGTTCTTGTAAGTAAAGGTCAAGTAATAAGTGTTGATTTAATTGATGGTGGTTCTGGATATACTAAAGTTCCAAAAATTATTGTAACAAGAAGATTTGATGTTCTCTCAGACAGAAATATTGGTGTATCACTAATTAATGTTGCTATCAGACCTTACATAGATGTTGCTCAAAGTGGTTCAGTTATAACAACTATTTCAGTTCTTGGTAACAGACTTGTTGATGCATTCTCTTTCTCTTCTGTTAACCTACAGAGTCCAGCAGATGTCTCTCGTAAGATAACTGCAGAAATTCAAACTGATAAGAAAAATATTGTAGATGGTACATCTGGATTTGATATGCCAGTTGGTATTGATCAACCTGGTGGTGCTCAAATTGTATTCATTGAACCACCACCTGCTGTTGATATTAATGGTGAAGGTGGTGTATTAAGACTTCAAGGTTCTGCAACTGTTGTTTCTGCAGAGCTTCAAGATATTGTTTCTCTTAACTCTATTTCTACTGTAAGTAAGGCAATTACAAGCACCGTACAGAATGTCATTCCTAATGATGCTCTATCTAACATCAACTTCTTTGAGAATGCTGCATATCTTGATATTGACTTTAATATTGGTGATAGCATTGCTTATATTCCTGATACATTTAAGTTTGATGCAATGGGTCTACTTCTCATTGGTGATGAAGTAGTAAGATACCATAGAAAACTTTCTGATAGATTTACTAACATCCTTAGAGGTCTCAGGGGAACTACTGAGAAAGATTGGACTGCTGGTACTTTCTTGAGACAAATTCCAGAACTTATATCTGTTGCTCCTGTGGGTGTTGTTCAGATACAGTCTGAAAGTGATGTTAAGATGGTCAGTGCATCTGTATCTGCAGGTGGATTTGAAAGGAAAGTACAAAGACAGATCTCTCCTGCTTCTGCAATGTCTGTAACTAAAGATGCTACAGAAGTTGTTATTACACCTCCACCAGGCGGTGTTGTTGATGGATATGCTGAGGAACTATTCTTAACAGATCCAATTCCCGTTAGAGCTGGTAACACAACTGGTGGACATGATGGTGAAGTTGATCTTATTGAAATCAATGATGGTTATCATGTTGGTAAGAGAAATGCAACTGAAGTTCTTATCGTTAACTCTATTTTTGGAAGAACTGCAGAATACATTGGACAATATACTAAAACAAACGCTGGTCATACCATTAGTCATTTTGAAGGTATTTTTGATGATGGTGCATGTTCTGTATCTGGTTTATCACTTGCGGAACTTGATTTGTACTTTGGATCTATTACTATAAAAGACTTCAGTGAAAGAGGAGATTCTAGTTATACACTAGCTGGTGATAAATTTATTATGATGCCCCCATCAATCCAAAATCCAGTTGCAATTAGTTCTTCCGCAGGAACAATTGGTGGAAATATTGTTGTTCAAGATACAACTTACTTCCCTGATCAGGGATATGTATTTACTAGTGGTGGAACTGTTATTCAGTATACTGGAAAAACAGCAACATCATTTACTGGATGTACTTTAACTAGAGGTACAAACTCAATTTCTAACGGTCATGAGTTGGTTCCGTTTACAATTGATTAAATTTTGCTATAAATATAAATAACTCAGGCACAAACTATTACAACGTCGGATAAAGAAACACCATGGCTGCTATTATTTCTGATAAGTTTCGTATATTTAACGCGAAACAATTCTTAGAATCACTTACTGAAGGTCCTACGGACACCAGTACAGAACGATCTAGGATGTACTTCTTTGTGGGTAGACCGCAACCGTGGAGAGCATACTTAGAGATTTACTCAAAAAACGCCACATCATTTACTGTGGGGGATGAGGTTTACGTAGGAACATATGGTTCCACTACCTTCCGTGCTACAATTGCTGCAGTTTATGATAGTGCCCTACTTCTTACCGACGTTTTTGGAAGTGCAGGTGTAAACTCCGCTCCTGCTCTAGCAACCGATCTTAAATGCCGTACTGGTGGAGCAGGTGGTTCCGATACAGGTGCTATTGCTAAGTCAGGTGTTTATCGTTATGCAACTGAGGACGTTCCTCCTCTACCACTTGATAATCAAGGAGAAAAAATTGCTCTTTACGACGAACTAATTGCTGCTAAACGTATTACTGATGCTTTCGCAAGAACTGTTATCCGTCGTTATAACTGGGATTTAGTAGCTAACCCTAAGTTTGATAGTTGGAAACCTGACTATTCTGCTACACCAGGTGGCGGTGGTCAAATTGGTAAATCCACGGCAACAGGTCAAACTAGCATTGCTGATGCTAAGTTTTATGTATTGAACTCATCATACGAAGTATTCAAGTGTCTCTACAATGGAGAGAATCCTTCTAACACAACTGGACAAAACGCTACTGAAGAACCAACTACTGCAGGTGGTAACTATGCCTCTGCTACAGGTCTTTATACAGAAACAACTGGTGCTGGATACATTTGGAAGTATATGTATACCATTCCAACTGATGATGTTCTAAAATTCCTTTCTTCTGACTTCCTTCCAATCGTTCTTCCTGCAAACGCTTCTAGAACTGCTGTTGTAGCAGCTGCTGTAGATGGAGCATGTGATGTTGTTCTAATTGAAGATGCTGGTTCAGGACTTCCTACTTCTCAGACTCTTTATACTAGTATTAAAGGTGATGGAGCTGGTGGTAAAGTTAAGTTTGTAACAAATGGTTCTGGTACAATCACATCTGCTGAGATTGAAGCTCGTGGATCAGGTTACACTTATGCTAATGTTTTATTTGCTAACGGTAACCTCTTCTCTGATGCTGGTCTATCATCTGCTGTAACAACTGGTGCTTCTGCTGTTGGATCTCTTGAAGTTCTTCTTCCTCCTTCTGGTGGACATGGTTCTGATCATGAGACAGAACTTAATGGTAAGCGTGTTATGACAAATATTCGTCTTACTTACTCAGAAGGATCTGGAGACTTCCCTGTAGATAACGACTTCCGTCGTATTGGTATCATTTCTGATCCATATAACTATGGAACAACAACTTTCTCTACTGCTGATACACTTTCTGGTTTAAAATCTATTAAGGTTACAGGTGCTACTGCGGACTTCGCTGTTGATGAGAAAGTTCAACAAACTGTAACTGGTGGTACTGCATATGGTACAGTTGTATCATGGACATTAGACAGTGGTTCTACTACTGCTGGAGTTCTTAAGTATATCCAAACAAATGATGCTCATACAGATCAAGGTGTAGTAAGAGCTTTTGAAAGTAATGGTTCTAATGCTATTACTGGAGAAGTTTCTACTGCTTCTGGTACTGTAGATACAGGTTATGCTTCCGCGTTACTTGGTGTTACTTTCTCAAGTGGTTTAGCAACACCTGAAGTTGAAAATAATTCTGGTGATGTCATCTACGTTGAAAATAGAAGACTAATTACTCGTGCTCCTGACCAGATTGAAGATATCAAGTTAGTTATTGAATTCTAAAAACTACGCTAAATACTAGGGACTAGAGACTTAGTAATTGGCGGAGTACGATGCCTCAGAAGACAAACCTAAATGTTAATCCTTATTATGAGGACTTTGACGCGAGTAAGAATTTCTATAAGATTCTATTCCGTCCTGGTTACTCTATTCAAAGTAGGGAATTAACACAAGTACAATCCATTCTCCAAAATCAGATTGAGAGTTTTGGAAAATATGCTTTCAAGCAGGGTGAGCTTGTCATTCCTGGTGAAGTAGGTCTCAATACAAAATTAGATTACGTAAAATTATCGTCTGTCTCTGAGGTTGCTATTTCAGAGGGAGACGATATTGTTTATAAGAAATATGATATTTCTCAATTAGTAGGACAAAGACTAATTGGTCTTACTTCTGGTGTTACCGCTACAATTTTAACTACAAAGTTAGCTACTGAGTCTTCTGCTGATACTTTGTTTGTTGGTTACGTTAATAGTGGTAATTCCAACACAGAAACAACATTCCGTCAAGGTGAAACTCTAGAAGTTGTTGATGGTGTTAATACACCTCTTTTAGTTGTTGGTACAGATGGTAGTGTTCTACCTACTAGTATTCAGATAACGAATCCAGATACTCTAGAAGTAACTTCTCTAGAAAGTCCTGCTATGGGTTATGGTTCTGCTGTTAAAGTAGAAGAAGGTATATACTTTGTTAATGGTTATTTTGTTCGTAATAGTGAAGAACTATTAGTAATTGATGAATATTATGATAAACCATCAGCAAAAGTTGGTTTTACTATTAAAGAAGAAATTGTAACACCTGAATCAGAAGCAAGTTTATATGATAATTCAATTGGTTCAGCAAACTATACTGCACCTGGAGCACATAGATTAAAGATTAGTTTAGAGTTAAAAGAGTTTGCTCTTGATGCAATTACTGATAAGAATTTTATTCAGTTATTGAATATTTTTAGAGGACAAGTTAGAAGTAAGATTTCTTCTACGGATTTTAGTGTCCTAGAACAAACTTTAGCACGTAGAACATTTGATGAATCTGGTGATTATATTGTTGATAATTTTTCAGTAGATGTTAGAGAGTGGGCACAGAAAGACGGTAATAAGGGTATATACAGTATTGATGATTTAAACCTTTATAATGGATATGATGCTTCTGATGCAGCTAAGAAAATGGTTGCAAGTATTGGTCCTGGTAAAGCATATATTAAAGGATATGAGATTGTTAATAAAGAAACTAAGTATCTAGAAATTAATAAGGCAAGAGAAAGTCTTTCTAGTGACAACATAAATCTTAAGACTAAGGGTCTTCCAACATATAACATTACTAATGTATTTGGTAGTGTTCCTCTAAACAAAGAAGGATCTGAGTTAACTGCATATCCTGATGTATTCTTATATTCAACATTTAATGATGGATCTATTGGTTTAAACAACACAGAACTACCTACTGATCATAGACAAACTATTGATAGAAGAGGTAAGACTTTTAATACTGATGATGGTATTAAAACCATTACTTTACAAATTACTAACACTACAACTTTAATTGGTGCAGTAACAGATTCCACATTCCAAACTCAGTTTGGTGAATTGTTTTATGTTAAAACTAGAAGTGATCTAGGAACTCCAACAGCTGTTAGTTCTTTTAAAACATTATCTTTTGCAACTTCAAACAAACCATTGATCAACTCTTCTGAGTCTGTTCAATTTTTAGAATTGACAGTTTATGGTAATAAGAGTGAACTAGAGTTACTTGCATTAGAATATGATTTATCTGATAGTGAAAAGAAGAGAAAAATCTACTTAACATCAGCTGATGCTTCAGCAGCTAATAATGAGTTTGGATTTATCGTAGATTATTCAGAAATTATTACTCCTGTTATTGGTAAAACAAAACCAAGCAACTTTTTCTTAAAGAGTAGAGGTTCTGGTTTTAATTCTGATTCTGATATTGTTATATCTAAAGGTCGTTTAGAAGCAGGAACTTCTGCGTATAATACTACATTTGGTTATTCATATTTTGATCCTCAATTCTTCACTAAAATAATTTTAGAAAATATTCCTGCAGGTGCTAATTCATTTGATGAAGGTAAGTATGTATTTGGTATTAATAGTAGTGCATATGGTGTTGTAGAAGGATCTTCTGCTGGTGTTTATAGTACAGGAAGGATTTTGTTTGTTAAAACTTTATCTGGTAAGTTTAAATCTGGTGAAACACTTAGAGATGAAGATGGCAATACTGTAAAAATTGCAAAAGACAATACAATCTCACACTTCGTAGTTCAAAATAGAGGTTTAGGATACGCTGAAACTGGTGTTACATTATTAATTAATGGTCTTGAATTTGATGCATCAAAGATTGCATTAGGTCAAACAATTGCAGGTAATATCTACAATGCTACTATTGTTAATAGAAAAGCAGTAAATATTGAGTATGCACAACCACCAGCCATAACTGTAAAGAATCCTGAGGGTGCATCTGCTCCTGGTTCTGCAGCTGCTGTTGTACCCGTTCTATTCAGAAATACAGTAACTACATATACTCCACAGAATGTTAAATCTGTAGGTTGTTTATATGGATCTGGAAATTCTAATTCTTTCTCAGCAGACGTTGTTGTAGATAGTCAAGAATACTCTGATATTAAAGCAGTAACAAATTATACTTTCTTTGGTACTCAAGGAACTAATTTTATTGAGTCAACTAGTTTTAGTGCAGACGCATCTGTTTTATTGCAGCAAGGAGATCTTATACAATTCTCTGATAATACTAACAACCTAGTTCGTGCAGTAGTACAGTACGCAACAAAACAAGAAGGATCATCTAAATCTAGAATTTATGTAGATACAGTTTTACCTGGTGATGTTACAAACACTAGTATTGTACGTTTACGTCCTAAAGTAGCAAATACTAACTCTGGTACATTATTATTCCCAACTGGTAGTAAGCAAGTTTCTCAAGTTTCTGTTGGTGGTGATGATACAAAAATTAAATATTACTTCCGTAGAGATTTTGTAACTACTGCTTCTTCTGGTGGTGGTACAATTACATTTGCTGCACAGTTACCATTTGGTACACAAAGATTTGCATCTTTTAGTGAAAGTAATTTTGTTATTACTGTATTAGATCCAGGTGATGCTCCCAATATTGTCAAAGGAGATATTCTTTATATTAGTGAAGATTCTGTAGAGATTTCATCTGCTACTGATACATCTAGTGGTTTAACATCTGGTAGTATTAGTTTACAATTACCATCAACGTATTTTGGAACTATTCCTTCTAATGGAACTTATCCTAAATTAAAGCTTACTGCAACTCTAGAAGTATCTAATGCAAAACCAAGACTTAAGACTGCTGTAAGAAATAAGAGACTTGTTATTGCTTCTGCTGGTGATCGTATTGTTCCATTTAGAGGAAGTGATTATGATAGTGAAGTAGTAGAAACTTTATCATATTCTGATGCTTTTAAATTAAGATATGTTTATGAAGGAACTTCATCACAACCACCTAATGTAGATTCTGCAGGTAATTTGATCTCTGGAACTGATGTTACCGATAGATTTACATTTGATAATGGTCAGAGAGACACATTATATGATGTTTCTAGAATCGTTCTTAAACCAGGATTTGAACCTGTTGTTGGTCAACTACTGATTGCATTTGATTATTTTGAACAATCTCAAGGAGATTTCTGTACTATTGATAGTTACTTACATGAAGCTGGTGTTCCAGAAGATGAAATTCCATCTTTCAACTCTTCAGTTCATGGTAATTTAGAACTTAAAAACGTAATTGATTTCAGACCTAAGGTAGATACCAGTGCTATTATTCCTGGTTTCCTCAACATTGCGTCTCTTGAGACTACTGCTGGATCTTTTGCTGGTTCAGGTGCAGTAATATCAAGCACTCCAGCTCCAGATTTTGGATTGGATTATACATTCTCATTCAGTCAGATTCAATACTTAGATCGTATTGATGGTATTTTCTTAGATAAGAAGGGTAGTTTTATTGTTAAAGAAGGTAATTCTTCGTTGAATCCAACCAAACCAGATCCTATTGATGATGCTGTACCTCTTTTCTATGCATATATTCCTGCATTTACAAAGACAACTAAAGATGTAAGGATTACTCCTGTTGATAACCGTCGTTACACAATGCGTGATATCGGTAAGTTAGAGAAACGTATTGAAAGACTTGAGTATTACACTACACTTAGCATCCTAGAGCAACAAGCTCTTAATATGCAAGTTAAAGATGAAATTGGACTTGATAGATTTAAGTCTGGATTCTTTGTTGATAATTTTGAAGCACATAAAGTTGGTAACTTACAATCTCTTGATTATAGATGTGCAGTGGACAGTCAGCAAAGTGTCCTACGTCCACAAGCGAAAGAAGATTCTGTTAACTTAGAAGAAGTAAATGTAAGAGAAGATCAAAGATCTGTTTCTGGATATAAAAAATCTGGAGACATGGTAACATTACCATATTCTCCATTATCTTTATTGGGAAATAGTTTTGCATCTAAAACCTTAAATCCAAATCCATTTGTTGTTCTTCAATATGTTGGTGATGGAGAGATTTCTCCATCTGTAGATCATTGGTATGATCAAACAGAAGAACCACTTGTAGTAGATACAAATACTGATCTCTTTAATATTTTCTTAGCTAAGGAAAATGTAAAAGAAAGTTTCTCAAGTCTTTACAACTCTTTTGTAGTTAACTGGGTTGGAACATCTTCTTCTTTTACTACAATTAATTCTTTAGGTGAAAATAATACACAACAATCTATAACTTCTGTTACTAGTGCATCTGTAGCAAGTTCTTCTAATATTAGTCCTCAAAACAATGAGGTAGGAAAAGGAATTCAAACTAAGAGTGTTGGTGAAAGTTTAGTTTCAACTTCTTTAGCTTTCTTTGCTAGAAGTGTTCCTGTTAGGTATGTCGTAAGAAGAATGAAGCCAAACACTAAACTTTATGTGTTTTTAGAAGGTAGAGATATTAGTCGTTGGGTAAACCCAGACCTAAGATTTACAGGTATTGCTGGCAATTCTCCATCTGCATTTAATGGAGAGATTACAACTGATGAATATGGTAATGCTAGTGGTTTAATTATTGTTCCATCTGGATTACCACCATTGGAAAATGCAACATGGAGTGGAGATATTAATACTGTATCATATGATACATCTGCAGAAGAGGTTTCTGTAACATCAGGTGTATTAACATTTAGATTTACTTCTAGTTCTACTAATATTTCTAAAGAAGAAGTTGATAGTTATACAGAAGTTAAGTATTATGCTACTGGTATTCTTCCAGAAAATCCTTCTAGTATTGTTTCTACAAAACCATCCTACTTCAAATCTAATGAAGGTGTTCAGTTAATTGAAAGCAATACTGATAATCCTGTAAGACCTAATCCTCTTGCACAAACATTTAAAGTAGAAAATCTAGACGGTGGATGTTTTGTAACTGGTGTTGATTTGTTCTTTAGTAAGAAGAGTGATAATATTCCAGTTAAAGCTTATATTACTAATGTTGATGCAGAGAAACCTGCTAAGAACATTGTTCCTGGTTCTGAGAAGACTCTATCTCCAAATACTTCTCTTAAGTGTTCTGCTAGTGGAAACATGGCAGTATATAAAGGAGAAAGTGTAACTGGTGCATCTTCTTCTGCGTCTGGTCCTATACTTAAAGTATTTGATAAGAATAATGTAGAACTAGTAGCTACTGCTTCTGGTAAGTATAGTCTTACTAATGAGCAAGTTTATACTGTAGTTCTAAGTAATCATAATGGTAAATCTTTTGTTCAGAATGAAGATTTAATTATTCCATCTGTAACCCTTGCTAATGCAACCAATGCTACAGATTTAGTTCTTTCTATCGTAAAGGATAGTGGTAAAGTTTCTAAGATGAGAATTGCTAATCCTGGTTTAAACTATGATAGTGCAATTCTTACAATTGAAAGTCCACAACTTGCTGGTGGTGCAACAGCAACTGCAAGTATTGAAGTTTCTGGTGGTAAGATTTACAATGCTGAAGTATCTCTTACTGGTTTTGGTTACACAGAAGCACCTTCTGTGGTCGTTAAAGGCGTTGGAAACGGAGCTGGTGGGTGTGAGATCCAAACATTCATTGAGATTGATTCACCCGCCGTTGTAATGGGTGTAGCAATTGATGTATCCGAGGTAACTAACTCCACTACACCAACACACTTTGCATTTGATTATCCAGTTTATTTACAAAACGATTATGAATATGCATTGGTGGTAGAAACTGATTCTACTGATTATCAACTTTGGGTTTCTGAATTGGGTGCTACTGACATTGCGACAAGCACTGTTATTACTACACAACCATCTCTAGGTTCTGTATACAAATCTCAGAATACTGAAAGTTGGACAGAAAATATTTTTGAAGATCTTAAATTTACTCTTTATAGAGCAGAATTTGATCTAACAAGACCAGCAGAACTTGTACTTAAAAATAATAGTCTTGGATATGAACTGTTGGATGCAAATCCAATTGAAACAAATGCAAGCTCCAATTCTGCTAGTACATCTGTACTATTCAAGAACAACAACGCAGTTCTTAAAGTAAATCATAGAGATCATGGTTTTGAAGATAGTGGAAATTCTTATGTTTTCTATAGAACTGCATTAGAGACTGGTGGTATTACTGCCTCTAATATTAATAGTAACTTATTCCAAGTTAGTAATTCTGGAGTTGATTCGTATAGTGTTCTTTCTACATCTCAAGCTGCAGGAAACTCTGTTGGTGGTGGTACTTCTGTATATGCAAGTCATAATAGAAAATTTGAAACTTTATATCCTCAAATTCACTATCTAACATTCACAGGCACTGTTCTAGATGTTTCTGTAAAAACAACTAATGTTGTTCCAGTAGATTCTAGTACAACTAATTACACTTCATATTCTCAAACTGAATATGAAAAAACATTCTTAAATGAACCACATTACTTTACAAATCAGAAGATGATTGCTTCTGATATTAATGAAACTTTGAATAGTATTTCATCATCTCTAGATTATAAGATGAAAATATCGTCTACTGTGTCTCATTTGAGTCCAATTATTGACCTTTCTAATGCATCTGTTAAAACAATCACTAATAGAATTGAAAATGCTACTGGTCAAGAGAGTAGATTTGGTAGAAGAGATCAAGTTATTGAATTCTATCCTGTATATCAATTTGATCTTGCTGGTAATGCTGGAACAGAATTACAAGCTAATCAAACAATTGAAGGTCAGACTTCTAAGACATCTGGAACTATTGCAAGAGTTAATGGTCAAGTTGTATATGTTAGAGTTAAGACAAGTCAATTCTTCCAAAAAGGTGAGAAAGTAAATCTAGGGAATCAAACTGCATTAACTAATGTTACTGTTGATTCTAATCCAACACAAGTATTTGCATCTATTGCAGATGCTTCTACTATTGTAGCACGTAATCCTTCTGTAATTCTTGAAACATATGACAATACCATTACTGGTAAAACAGTTATTTGGAATAGTCAGACTCAAGAATTAACTGCTAGAGTTGATATTAAACCAATTAATGACAATTATACTGATAAGATTGTTGACAATGCTTTATACAATAGAAATTCTGTTGTAGGTGATCAAATTGCTGATATCTTCCGTATAGGAGACTTTATTAAATATCCAAATCAACCAGATGAAGAAGCTAATTATCTAGAGGTAGGTAAGATTACATATTCAAATGGTGTTGATTTTGTTTCAGAAGATACTTCTAAGAATGGTTCTGCAATTGCTAAGTATGTAACTAAGGAAGTTGTTATTAACAATCCAGCAACTGCTATTGATGTACATCTAATGGCAAATGTTAAGGACATTTCTAATATCCAAGTTCTTTATAAGTTTAAAAAAGCATCTAGTCAAGATAACTTTGATGATATTGATTGGATATTATTCAATGGTAATGGACAACCAGATACTTTAGAATTAGCAACTACAGAAAACACAATATCAAGTGTTGTTGAGAAACAATCTTCTTATCAAGATCTTAAATATAGTGTATCTGATATTGAAGAATATTCTTCATTTGCTATTAAAATTGTCATGCTTGGTGTTGATCCTGCATTCTCTCCTAAGATTCAAGATATACGTGCTGTTGCTGCATTCTAGGTTCCGCGTATGGACTATATTAAAGTTAAAGGACATGATGATCTTGTGAGAGACAAGAACACAGGTGCCATAATCAATCTTGACGATTCTGCAATCACTGCAAGACGTAAGTCAAAACAGCTTGGTTCCGCGTTGGACGACATAAATATGTTGAAGAATGAAGTTTCTGAAATTAAATCACTACTTAGAGAGTTAGTAAAAAATGCCATCAATTAACGTCGCAAAAACTGATACTTTTGAGAATCAAAGGCAAAAGATTAATCAAATTGGTGATCAAATTTTTAGCATTAGTCAGGGTGGTAGTGATCTATCTACTGGCATTTTGAAAATTGGAGATGGTACAAAACCATTACCATCATTAGCATTTACTACTGATTCATCTCTTGGTATTTACAAACCATCACAGGGAGCCCTTGGATTCGTTCATAATTCAAAGGATCTCTTTAATATTTCTAATGATAGTCTAAATTCGTTTAGAAATATTTTACTAACAAGAAAACTTATTGAAACATCTGGTGTTTCTATCAATGCTCCAGGTCAAAACTATGATGATGGAACTTTTGCTAATATTCCGTTAAATGGTGGTAGTGGAACTGGAGCACAAGCAGAATTTGTTGTTACTAAGTTTACTGGAACTATCACAACAACAGGGGATAATTACGTTCCAGGTCAATATAGTAGTGTAAGTTTATCTGGTGGAAATGGATCTGGTGCTATTGTAGACTTTAACATCCCATCTATTGGTGGTGTTGTTAGTGTTCCTGGTGCAGGATATATACCAGGATCTTACACTGCGGTTCCACTTACACCAACAACAGGAAGTGGTGCTGGTGCTATTGGAACTATTGATATTACAGGAGATGCTTTTATTCTTGGAACTATTAGTGCTCCTGGTTCAGGATATGAAACTAATAGTTATCAAGCAGTAACTTTATTAAATACTCCCACAACAACTTATACAGTTACTAGTACAACAAATCTAGGAACTCCTCCACCAGCTAATGTATACCAAATTAATGGTGTTACGCAACAGGCACTAACATTAATAAAAGGAAATTCATATACGTTTGATGTTTCAGATGCATCAAATGATACACACCCATTTGTTTTTCAAACTACACAAGGAGGAACATTAGGAGAAAATTATTCTGTAATTACAAAAGGAACTCCTGGCACGGCAAATGCTACTGTACAATTAATTATTAAACCAAGCGCACCTAACGAGTCAATTAAATACAATTGTACTGCTCATGATGGTATGGGTGCTGCTGTTACTATTACTACTGGTACTGCTGGATCTTATGGATCTGGTGCAACAGCCAACATTACTGTTGACTCTGGTGGTGCGATTACTGGCGTTTCTAACGTAACCCTAGGATCTGGTTATCAAGTTGGAGATGTTTTAAGTGCTTCTCAACGTGATATTGGTGGTCAGTCATTTGGTGGTTCTGGATTTCAATGGACTGTCAGTAGTTTTGATTATCAAGGAACTATTAATCAAGTAGTTATTACAGATTCTGGTACAAACTATCAGTTAAATAATATTCTTGAAATTAACAATGCTGATGTTGGTGGAGCTGGTGCAGGATTTCAGTATACAATTTCTACGACACCAGGAAAAGTAACTGAATTATTATTCAGTGACAAAGGAACTGGATATCAAGTATCAGATGTTTTAACTCTACCTGCTGCAGTTTCTACTAGTGGTGAACTAAAAGGAACTGTTGGTCCTCTTTCAACAACTCTTAGCGATGCGAGTGCTACTATTACAGTAACATCTACTACTGGAATTGTAGCAGGTATGATAGTATTTGGAGGACAAACAGATACTGGAGCATTAGCTGGTAATACTACAGTAGCATCTGTAGATAATGCTACAGAAATTACTTTATCTGATATTCCTACTGTCGCAGGTGCAGCAAGTCTTACATTTGAATCTGCAGGCAATTTAGCAGAAGTTGTTGTTGGTTCAAAAAATGGACTTTTAATTGGTGCTGTTGTAACTGTAACTTCTGGAACAGGAACATTAGCAGCAAACACAAAAATTCTCAGTATTGATTCTAACAGTAATATTATTGTTTTAGATAAAAATCCAACACAGGCAGGATCTGCAACATTATCATTTGCTCCTCCATATGGATCTGGTACTGCTTCATTCCAATACACGATTGATGCGTTGGGTGTTGTTGAGAGTGTGGATATTACTAGTGGTGGTAATGGATATGCGGTAGGAGACGATTTAAATGTTATTTCTACAGATTTAGTAAATCCAATTGTATACCCCGTAGTTAATGTAGACGGATATACACACACATTTGTTAGTGCTCCTGCTTCCAGTGCGTTTGCTGCTGGTGATCAGTTAGAAAAATCAGATGGAACATCTCAATCAGGTATTGCTGTTGTAAAGACAACTTTAAATGGTGGAAATATTATAGAAGCGGATCTAGAGGGTACATTCCAAACAGGTGATGTATTAAGAAAAGTGGGAACAACTTCCCCAACCTTTGAAGTAAATACAGTTGCTGCAGATGCAGATTATTTTTACAAGTTAGATGTAGGATCTGGATATACTTTACAACCAAGTTTTACTTTTTATGTTGGAAACACATATCAGTTTGATCTCAGTGATCCAACAAATTCTACTCACACATTTGCATTAAGTTCTTTCCCAGAAGGAAGATGGGGACAAAGTTTAATTGAAAACATTACCGCTAGTTTGTTAACTAGCAATAAACAAATTACAGTTTCTTCTACTACAGGAATTGTAGCTGGAATGGTTGTTGAAGCTGTTTCTGGTACTGGAACTGTTGATCAATCTACAGTTGTGGAAAGTGTGGATAGTGGTACTACACTAACTTTAAGTGTTAATCCAACTGCTTCTGGAACTGCAGTATTAAAATTTTATGGTGCAGAATATACAGATGGTGTTACTAGAACAGCAACTACATTAACAATCAAAGTTACAGCAACAACACCAACACCTTTATATTATTATTGTTCTACCCCAGATGATAGTCATACTGGAGAAGGTGGATCATCTTCAATTACTATTGATGCAAATAATCCAAAAACTTTTGGAACTGGATTTATTTTAGATGTAAATGCTGTTTCTTCATCAAATACAGTAAGCACAAACGTTTTAACTGGTGAAGTTTCTAGTGCAACTGTAAACGCAACTACATCAATAACAACCACACAAGGAAATATTACTAATATTTCCGCAGATAATACTACAACTACAAATCTCGTTGTAGAACAAATTGATTCTTCTACCAATCTAGAATTAACTGCCTTAAGTTTAAATGTAAATAATCCACTTAATGTTGGAGCTAATTTACAGATAAGTAATACCAATGGTAATATTACTACCACTGGTGTTGTCAAATCTACAGGAACTTTCAGTTCTTCAGATGTTCTTCAAATTGAATTGGCAGAAATTAGCAGCATTGGTGCTAATGATTTGACTATTGCTCCTGCTGGAGGAAGAATTGCAAAAGTATCAGGAACCACTGCGTTAGTTCTTCCTGTTGGAGATACTTTAGAAAGACCACAATCACCTATTGCACAAAATGGTGCAATTAGATTTAATACTGATAATAACCAATACGAAGGTTATAATTCTACTACAACATCTTGGTCTTCTCTAGGTGGTGTTCGTGATATTGATGGCAATACTTATATCTTAGCAGAACTTACTGCTGGAGCAAATGATAATATATTATGGTTCTACAATGATGCTGTAAACACATTAAAGTTAACTCCAAATTCCTTAGATTTTACAGGAGTTAAAACAATCTCTTCTACAAAGTTAGGACTTCCAACATATGTAGAATGGACTGCGAATACTCCAGTAACCCTTGGACAATATATCAAATACAGAAATAATCTATATGAAGTAACTGGTGCTGGATCTACTGCTACTTCAGGAGGTGAACCAACACATACAACAGGAGCATTGAACAATGGTACTTCACAATTAACTTGGAGTCAAAAAGCAGTTTCATCAATCACATTTGATAACGCTGAAGAAGTTAGGATTGGACCTTTTAAAAATTGTCCTCTGATCATTGGATCTGAGTTAAAACTGCATGACAATAGAATTTCAACAACGGTTCAAGATTTAATCATTGAACCAAACGCAGGCAAGCAAACAATTGTACTGTCAAATACACATTTTAGAATTCCTGCTGGTACTGACAACGAAAAACAAATTGCAGCTGCTGGTCCTGGTTCTATTCGTTTCAACACTGATATTCAACAGTTTGAAGGATACAGTGGTACTAACTGGTCTTCACTTGGTGGTGTTAGAGACGTTGATGGCAATACTTACATCATTCCAGAAACTGCTCCTGGTCAGAACGAGAACATTCTGTATTTCTATAACAACAATAAAAATACACTTCAGTTGTCCGAATCTGAATTAGATTTTACAAACATTGATACAATTACAACTAGTGGTGGAACAAGTCTTGCTCTTGACACAGCAACTTTAACGTTAAACACTAATGACACTACTATTGATAACACTGATTCAACTAGAACATTTATCAGCAGCACAAAACAGTATTTTGATCTGGGATTATCTTCTGGATTAAATACAGATCCTATCCTTAGATTAGATGATCAGGGTGATGTTTATCTGAACACAACCTTTGGGTCTGGATCATTTAATGGAGTTAAGATTTTTGATGGTGATCTAAAAGAATTTGAACTAGCTGATTATAAACTTAAAACTTCTACATTTACATTGGACAAAGGAGGTTTAGAATCATCCGCTGTAGTTCTCTATGATAGTTCAACTTCAAAGGGTTGTAAAGTAACTGTAGTTTCTAAATCAGATTCTGGAAAAAGATCTATGGCAGAGTTTTCAGTTATAGATAATGGTACGGATATTTTCTACAGTGAATATGCCGCATTGAATACTTCTGCTGATGGATTTGCAGCATCATTTGACTTTACTGCTTCTACAGAACCAAGAATTACATTGACATTGACAGATAATCACACTGTTGCTGATATCATTCAGTTCACCGTACTAATTCAGGAAATTAAGTAAATGGCTACCAATTTAGAAAAGTTTGAATCCCTTGGTGGATATTCTGTAGACGAAACAGTCCACATTGATGAGAAGCATAATGCTATGTCTCTCAACTCTATTGAGATGAAAAATCAGTTTTATACTGACAGTAAAACAACAAATTATATTTTACGAGGTGTTAATACATCCACACTTCAGTTAGATGCTGTTGGAACCCAAATTACAATCAACAATAACACTGTTAATTTTGTTACAGGTCATTTTCTTGGTGTTAATCCATCAGGAGTTGTATATTCTGGAAAAATTGAAAGTGCAGTTTACTGTGATGCAGTTGGTGCAACATCAGTTCTTTCAAGTATGTTGACAATTATTAAACACGATGTTCCTACTGGTGAATCATGGACAATTGAACCATTCACAGCAACCAATCGTTTTAGTTATTCTACTGTAAGATCTGGAACTGTACAAACAATTAAGTGGGCAGTATCTACAGAAGTTATTAGTATTGCTTGGGCTTGATGCTAAATATAATATAGGAAAAAAGTCAAGAGCACAGGGAACACCATGAGTTTTCATATTAATTCCGATAAAGAAAAAATTAGGGGCGTCAACCCTAAAATTATTGGTGATAATGAGACTACCATAAGAGTTGGCAGTGGAGCTGACGAACGAGAAATAATGCGTTTGGAGTTAGATACTCAAAGCGGGTTACCTCGTGTTGGTATTAACAGAACTGGTCAGAGAGTTAATAATATCAACGTCACTGCAGGTGGTTCTGGGTATACATTAGCTCCTACTGTTGTTGTTGATGCTCCTCCTAGTGGAGGAACTCAAGCTCTTGCTTCCGCGTTTATTTTTAATGGTGCTGTTGTTTCTGTAGCAGTAAATGATCCTGGTAATGGATACACGACTGCTCCAAACGTTGCATTTACTGGTGGTAATGGAGCTGGTGCTGCAGCAACTTCAGTCCTTGATACTGTTGATTTTGAACTTGATATTAATGGTGCTATCAGAACCTCTACATCTATTATTTCTGATACTGCTAGAATTTTAAACTTAGATATTGAGAACTTTATCACTCCAGATCTAAATTTAAGAGCACCAAATCTTAAGACATATATGAATGGAACTGGTACGCCATGGGCTGCCAATGTTATTGTAGCTAAAGGTGCTTATAGATACGCACAAGGAAATGTATACGAAGCAACCAACACAGGAACATCTGGAACAAGTGCTCCTATTCATAAAGATGGAATCGTACTTAATGGTGAGGTAAACTTTAAACACATTGGTTTCAGAGTTGACGATAATAATGATTTCAAGTATCTTGAAACTGGTAACGCTGGTGTATTTCCCCGTTCTATCACACCCATACTAGGTGATAGATCTGACAAAATTGCAACTACAGAATACGTACTTAACCTAGCAACAAATGACGTTGGTGGTCGTGTTTATGTGTCCGCACAAATTGGTTCTGACTTAAATGATGGTCGTTCTGCTGTAAACCCAGTCCGTACTATCAAGAAAGCAGCACAGATTGCATGGTCAACACCTGGTGTTAAAGAAACACTTATTGTATCTGGTGGAGATTATGTAGAAGATAACCCAATTTCATTACCTCCAGACTGTTCAGTTGTTGGTGACAACCTTCGTTTGGTTATTGTCAGACCAGCTAACCTTGGAAAACATATTTTCAAATTTGGTGATAAAAACTATGTTACTGGAGTAACATATAGAGATAAAATTGATTCCAATGGCGACTCAATTGGAACTTGGGATTATGCTATGGTCTTTGACGATAAGCAAAGAATCGTTATTGATAATGAAGCAAACGGAGATGCTAGTGTAGAGTTTCCAATTGGACATCAAATTTTTGGACCAGAAAGATTTCGTATTGGATTCCAAAATAACACAGGATTGGCATTATTACAATCTAATGTTGAAGCTGTAGGTTTAAACACTGGTGCTAGAGCAAATATTGTTGATGTTGCCTTTACTACCACCACAGGTGCCAGTGCATATGTCACTGGTACTATTGATGTACAGTTAAAATCTGGTTCCTTAATTGAAGGTGATCAGTACAGTTATATTACATCTGCATCTACTGGTGGTGCATCATCATTAACTATTTCAGGTACATCTGGTAATAACAAACTAAGGTTTACCAATGATCCATCATCTGAAATTCCAGTAAATTCTGTTGTATTTTTAGATGATACTGATAATTCTAGTTTTACATCAGGTTATTATCAAGTAACTAGTATTGATACTTCAAACTCACCAACTTATTGGGATGTTGAGTTTATTCCAATCTTAGGTGCTCCTTCTTGGGATACTACACTAACAGAAACCATTGCAATGAGTTCTGCTACAACAGTATCCAATACAATAGATACTGTCAATCTAAAATCAATTAGATCTGAGGGTGAAGTTGTTTCTTATGATCAAGATGTAACATCAACTCTACCTATTTCTAGAGTTGATTTCTCTTTACAAGGAGATGCTAGTATTGCAACAGGTGGTTTCCAACAAGCTCAATTTGGAAGTGCAGAAGATATTGGTGGTATTGTTTTCTATACAAGTGCTCTTGTAGGTAGAACAAATTTCCATGAATTTAAAGAAGGACAAGAAATTATTATTAGTGGAATGCCAACTAATAGTCCAGATTTGTCTTTCCTTAATGGTAAACAAAGAATTTATAAAGTTTTAGAAGATGCTGATGGTCGTGCAAGAAGATTTGTAATTCCTAAAAAATTCCCATCATTAACAACATCAAACTTTAATCCAGGAGAATTTGCAACAGTACAGTCATATTCTAAAGTTGTTACATTATCACTATTAAACTCACCAAACAAGTTTCCTCTTGCTACACCTGTTGAAAGAAGGTATCAAGATGCTTGTCAGTTAATTAGAAATAATAGAGATTATATTGCAGAGGAAGTAGTTGGTAGAATTAATAAGGAATTCTCAAAAGATTATTTTGCTGTATATAATATTAATACCGTCAGTAATACTTTTGACATTTATCTTGGTGCTACAGATCATGTAAACACATATGTTAGTGGTGGTACAGTAACATTTGGCGGTAGTTCGTATACAATTAGTAATTTTGTATATGACAATGTAGGTGGTGTTGCTACAGTTACAACAACTAATCCTGCTGTTAGTGCATTATCTGAAGATGATATTGTTAAATTAGCAGATATTCTTATTTCTTGTAGTGCAGGTCAAAAAGTATATCCAGCATACAGTGCTCCAACTTCTGGAATCAATACTGGTGATGATGGTGATACACAATGTAAGCAAGATATTATTCACTTCTTAAATGCTCTAGTAAGAGATCTTGAGTTTGGAACTAACCATAATATTATTGAAGGTTCTAAAAAATATATTATTGATGGCAAGATCACTTATATTGATGATGAAATTATTCAGAATGTGCGTGCTATTGAATATGCCAGAGAATTAGCAATTTATGCAATGTGTAACTGGAGGATTAAAGATAGAACTCCTACTGATCCTCTATACGTTACAAAATATGCTACATCTACAAGATATATTGATGATACAATTATATCAGCAACAGCAGGAAATCCACGTTGTGATGATGTAAGAGCTGCTATTGATACTTTATCGTTCTTGTGGGCTGATGTTATCACTAATAATGCTAATGGAACTTATCTTGATGCTGCATATTTAATTGCAAGAAACGCTGATGTAATTGCAGATCAAGCACTTATTGATACAGAAGCTGCATATCCAACACTTGATCTTTCTGATTTACATCAGAGAAAATGTCGTAGAGATATTAAGATTGTATTAGAAGGATTATTGAGAGATTTAGTTCTTGGTGGAAACCATGGTGTTGTTTCTACTGCAGAGGCATACTTTAGCGGAACTGTTCTTTCTGGTATCTCAGAAGGACAAAGAGCAGAAACACTTTATGCTTTTGAAAGAGTAAAACTATATTCCATCCAGGCAATGCGTAACTGGTCTGATGGAAACGTTTTACTAACAACTCCAACAGGATCTACGTATGTTCCTGCTACAGGAGCATTGACAGTAGTTATTCCAGATCCAGCAGTAGCACCTGTAGCAAACTCAGACAGGATTGCTTTCTCTGAGGGAGCGTTAACATTTACTTGTGCATATGGTGGTGGTGGTACTGATGCAGGTCCTTATAGAACTGACATTGCATTTGGTAAGAGTTTCTTAATCACTAACGTAGCTTCTAGTGGTGGTAACACTACACTTTCACTTAATGTTGGTGTTGCAGGAAGCAATACTGACACACATACATTTGATAGTGCTCTTGCTAATGGCACTAAAATTATCTATGGTCCTATTACATTAACATCTCCAATTCCTAGGTATGAAGATTGGAGTATCTTAACTGAAAGTGGTGCTGCTCCTATTGGCATATTTACTCCATCAAATGTTACTTATGATCCAGCAAATGGTGATCTTACATTTACTACTGCAACTGCACATAATTTAACAAACTCCAATACAATTCGTTTCCAACCAGAATCATTGGTGTTTACTTGTGATATGGATAATGATGCTACAGAGCATAGATATCCACAAAATGGTCAACCTGCATTTGGTAATAACCTTGTAATTACTGGAACAACATCCAATACAGTTACAGTTAATGTTGGTGCTGTTGGTAGTAATGTTCAATTTACACCTACTGCAGGAAGTTATGATCCTGCAACAGGAATAATGACACTAGAGATTGGTGCTCATACTTTAGATGTTGGAGAAGGTGTTGTTATTGCTGATAATTCATTATCATTCAAGTGTTTAATGGATGGTAATACTGCAACTAAGACATATCCAAGACCTTCTATTGATAGAGTTAGTGGAAGATCAATTTCAATTGCAGGAAAAACAGCAACTACAATTTCAGTTAATGTTGGTAAATCTCCTGCAGATAGAACATTCCAAGCAGGTTCTAACACAGCATATGATCCTGTATCTGGACTTTTAATTCTTGATGTAGGTACTCAACATGGTATTGGCGTAGGAAGAAATATTGTATTAGAAGATGGTGCTGTAACGTTTACATGTAATCTTGATGGTAATGCAACTCAACATAGTTATCCTCGTTCAACCGACCCTGCATCTGGAACATCTCTAGAGGTTACTGATGTTACAACTTCATCACATACAGTAAGCAATGCACCATACGATGCAGCTACTGGTATTATAACATTCACATTATCATCTCATGGATGGGCAACTGGTGATTATATCAAGATTGATGATGATGCATTAACATATAAATGTGAACTTGATGGTAATTCAACTGATCATGCTTATCCTCGTGCTGGATTTGATTATGCAAGTAATCGTTGGTTACCGATTACAAAGATAGATGACAATACATTCTCAGTTGATGTTGGTGTTTCTTCTTCTGCTGATCAATATACACATACATTTGTAAGTGCTGCAGCTAACGGAATTAAGAGGCAAGCTGGATTAATAGTTGTTAATGTTGGTACTACTCCTCTTGTTAATTTCACTCCTAGTGGAGTAACATACAATACTACAAGTGGTGATTTAGTTATTCAATTGAATGCAAATCATGGACTTACTGTTGGAACAAGCATTAAACTTGCTACAGATTCATTAACATTTGAATGTCCTGCTGCTGTTGGAACTCATACATTTGTAAGTGGAACTACTGGAGCAATTCAAGCAAGTAATGGTAATACCAATACATTTACTGCTATAACAGGTACAACTTATAATCCTACAACTGGAGTTTTAATATTAAAATTCTCTGGTGCTCATGGTTTATCAACAAGTAATAAAGTCACGATTGCTAACGGTGGAGTTACATTTACTTGTGATGCTGATAATCATGCAACAAACCACCCATATCCTAGAGCATCTGATCCTGTATCAGGACAAGCACTTGACATTGATGCTGTAACTAGTGATACAATTGAAGTTAATGTTGGTATAGCATCTTCAAATAGTCAGAGTACATATCCTCGTGCAACAGGTGCTAATACATCTAGTGGTGCTGACTATGCATATGACACTGCTCTACCAATTACTAATGCAGATCAGGCAGCTGGTACAATTACAATTAATGTTAATGGTGGACAAGGTGCAATTAGTGTAGGATCTACCCATACATTTGTATCTGCAACAGCTGGAGCAGTAATTTCTGGTGGTAATTACGCACATACATTTGTAAGTGGTCTTGCAAATGGTATTAAATTTACACCACAATCTGCACATACATTCGTATCTGCAACAACTAATGCAATTTCACATACTCCAAATTCACCTCACGCATTTATAAGAGCAAATACAGATGCTGTAAGTGCTTATTCTTCTAGTGCTGGATCAATTTGTGCAAATGTAGAATCTAGTATTAACACAGCATTAGAACTGTTTGCAGATATTCTAGACGGAACAACCCTTCCTGGATCTACAACCCAAACGTTTGGAACTTTATATGATACTGCTCCTATCATTACATATCCAGATAGTTACATCACTGATTTCTATAATCAGAGAATGGCAGTTCGTGGTATTTACGATGATTATCCTATCATTGAAGCATCTCCATATACACAGAACGCATCTGTTATTTCCTTTAGAGGGGGTGGTGGTGCTCTTGTTGATGGATCTAAAGTTAAGCAACCTAACTGCCCATTTGCTGGATTAGAACCAGATGGAACAGCATCCTTCCCTAATCAGGGTAAATCCATGGTTGCTGCAGCGTTCACGATTGTGTCGTTTGGTGGTACTGGATATAGAATTATAGAAGATGGATATGTACAGTTAGTTTCTGTATTTGTTATTTTCTGTCAAGACGGTGTTCTTGCTGAATCAGGTGGTTATGCATCTATTACTAACTCTGCTACCAACTTTGGTACATATGCTTTAAGGGGTAAGGGATATAGAGAAGAATGTTATGAGTTTGACCAAGGAACAGTTAATGTTGTATCTCAGACTCCAACTGGAAGAACCACCATGACAATTGGTGGTATTGGTAGGGAACCACTTGAGCACTACATTGTTAAATTGGACGGATATACAAATGCAGATCCAACCAAAGAATTCTTTATTGATAGTGTAAGTGGTGTTACTGTAGGACCACCTTTCTCAGCGACTCTTATAATTGATGATGGTGTGGGTAATGGATTAAGTCTGATTGAAACCGCAACTGGTAATACTATTTCTGGACTAACAGCATTACAAGCTGCGTTAACACCAGCTGCTGCATCTAACGCAACAATCAAGTTACATAGACCATCAATTGTTAATTCCTCATCACACACTTGGGAATTTGCTGGTTCTGGTAACAATTATCTTGCATTACCTGAAAACGGTGGTACTAAGGTAGAAGCAAATGAGCAAGTATCTCAAGATTATGGTCGTGTTTATGTTTCAGGTACTGACGAACTTGGAGACTTCAAGGTTGGTACATTTGCTAGAATTGAGAACAGAACTGGTAACATTACCTTTACTGGTACGGTTACAATTTCTGAAGTTGAA